GACCCTGATAGGGACGTGATATGGATGGTAGCCAGCCAAGTTAACCCGGAAGTCACAAGGCGCTTGATTGAGGCTGGGTGTACGGTATGGGGTTATCATGCTTCAGTCGGAGCTAAAGAAGATGAATTGATCAAGAAACAGCCTAATTCCATTATCACAGGTGGAAGTGCTACGGCTACTCGCGGCATGTTCATGCTGCACCATTTGGGCTTTAGCCACTTTGTTTTGTATGGGTATGATCTTTGTTATCCTGACAAACCAACCGATATGAACGAAAAAGACAAATACGGTCAGCAAAAATATCTGGATGTATCTGTAGGATTTACCCATCCTAATTACGGTTTGAAGCGTAATTTCTGGACTGAGCCGCAACTTGTGGCACAATTTGAGGAATTAAATGAAATTATCCGTGTCGGAAAGTTTAAAATCAAAGCTTACGGAAACGGCATGATTCCTTTTATCGTTAAAGCTAAAGAGACAGGTGAATTGCGTGAGAAGGAATTAAAGGATAAACTTGGGGTTACCAAACTCACAACCTATGATCGGCTACTTAAATGCAGCAAGAAGAAAAAGACGAAATTCTCAATGAGGCGGCTCAGTCAGTTGTTGACGAGCCTCCTGAGACTATTCAAGAACAGCAGGTAGTTGAGGGTTTAGCCCAAGCGGAACTTGTAGGGCGCGTTAGAAACGCTGCTGAAACATACAATCTAGCTCAAGATTTGGATGATAAGCTTCTTCGTGAAATTGGCGAAGAATGTTACAATGGCTTTAAAGATGATGAGGATAGTCGCGCTGAATGGCTTGATTTACATACTTTTTGGCTATCGCTTTATACCCAAACTGATTATGCAGAAAATTCAGACGCAGACCGTGATTGGGGTTCAACCGAATCTGTACCGATTTTAACCGAAGGCTGCAATCAGTTCCAAGCCCGCACCTATAAAGCCTTCTTTCCGCAAGATACGTTTGTATCCGCTATCCCGATGCGTAAAACCGTTGGAGATAGGAAAAAATTAGAAGCCAGAGCCGATAGAATCGGTGACCATATGAGTTGGCAGCTTGGGTTTCAGGACAGAAACTACAAGCAGGATAAAGACGCGCTGTTTCTTGCTGTTCCTATGCATGGGAGCTTCTTTACTAAAACCTATTTCAGTGAAAAACTGAAACGGTTTAAAGTAGATAACGTCCGTCCAACAGATTTAGTGATCAACTATAATGTTGGCCCTATTCGCATTGAGGATGTGCGCCGAAAATCCCATATCATCTATACGACCGTAGGTGAAACGGAAGAGGCTGCTAGGAATGGTTATTTAATTGATCCAGCAACAGCCTGTGAGCATCAGAATGGGCAAAGCGTTTATAACGTAAAGGTGGATGAGTCGCAGGGTATCACTCCCGGCAACGCAAGCCTCAAAAAAGACAAGCCTGCCATCTTAGTTGAGCAGCATGTTTACTTGGATTTGGATGATAACGGTTATAAGCCTTATATCGTTACATTCGACTTAGCGAGTCACCGCGTTAAGCGTATGACGATTGGTTATGAAGCCGATCAGCAGGGTAATCCGCTTGATGATTACAAACAGATTCAATATTTCACGCATTATAAATATCGTGAGAATCCTGATGGATTCTATGGCTATGGCCTTGGTCAGGATATTGGTGATTTAAACAGCGCTATTAATATCGCCTTACGTCAATCACTCGATGCAGCAACTCTTGCCAATGATGGTAATTCCGGTGGATTTATCAGCGAGCGCTTGGGTATTGAAGGCGAAGATATACGCATGGTTATTGGGAAATTCGTAAAAATTCCCGATACGGTAGGTGATATGAAAGACGGCATCATGCAGATGCAGTTCCCCGGCCCTAATCCTGCTCTCCTGCAAATCATGGAAATTCTGGATGCCCGCGCCCAGCGCATGACATCCGTTACAGAAGCTACCACAGGAACAAATGAAAAAGTGGTGCAGCCCACCACCTACCTAAGTCAGGTTGAGCAGGCTCTTGAGCCGTTTAGCAGCGTCCAGATGCGCCTTGGCAATTCAATGACCGATGAATTGCAGAAAATCTATAAAATTAACCAGAAATTCCTTCCCTTGGTTGATTACTACATGGTGAACGGCGCACCGGAAATGATTACCCGCGCTGATTATGCCGATGATATGCTAATTACACCTATTTTTGATCCTAAGTTTTCTACTCAGGCTCAAAAGGTGGCAAGGGCGCAGGCAATAGCTCAGGTGGTAGCGCAGAATCCTCTTACAGCGCAGCGTCCCGCTGTTATGGATGCTGTTACACGCAGACAATTGGAGGCACTTGATGTCGATGATATTGATGAGTTGGTTCCACCCACTGAGCCGGTTCGTATTGATGACCAGATGCAAGAAAACATGCTATTTCTCATGCCCCCCGGCGCTGCCCCTAATTTTGATGTTTTCCACGATCAGGATCATTTGACCCATATTTCCCAGCTTGAGCAGTTTTTAGAAGAAAAAGGCGAAACTATGTCGCCAGAGCAAGTTCAGGCTGCTATTATGCATGGACAAAAGCACAACTCTTTTCAATATGGTATAGAGCATGGTCTCCTCCCGCCCGGACAAGTCGCAAATCCTGCATTGGCGCAACGATCAGACAACCAAATGGATGCTGGAATGCCTACGCAGCAAATTCCCGGCATGGCCCCAATCGGTAATGCCTAAATCTCTTGATGATTTGGCGCAAAGAGTAGGCCATCAGCAGGTTTTGGAAGCAATTGAGAAGCTTTGTGAGCCTAAAGATTGAATTTCACAAAATAACCGCGTTAAATTATCTTCCTAAGGTGGCCTTCGATTTTTTAAAGCAGGGCGCTGAATCAGAAACCAGTGATTTAACCGCTGAAGAAGCCATTTTGTACGCAAAAAACGGAATTGGTGATATTTTCATTATAACTCAGGATGATATTATATATGGCTGCGTTTATTTCATGTATGCCAATGGTATATTGGATATAGCGCTTTTTGGTGGTTCGCGTATCAAAGAATGGAATGATCAGGCTATTGATTTCATCAAAACTCTAGCAAAATCAAATAATTGTAGCAAAATATGGATTGCTAGCCGTAAGGGATGGGCTAAAATATTTCCAGAATTTGAAGAAATTGGTAGAATTTACCAGTTGAACTGCTAATATTTGCCTATGAAATACATGATTTTACTTTTAGCGCTGACGGCCTGCGGAATGAATGAATATCATCCGGCTGTTACTGCTTCTCCAAAAAATGCATCCTATGAACGGGACTTGCGGGAGTGTATTCAATATTCCAAAGATGTTCGCAGTAAACCGAATTTTGCCAATGCTGTTATTAGCGGTTCATTTGGGCTTGTTGGTTCTGCCGCGATGGCAGCTAATCATACAGACGATGATCCTTACTACAAAAGCGGCTTTGAATTGACCGATGAATGCTTGGTCAAAAAAGGGTACTCTCTCGCATCTAGGTAGGGGGTCGCTTTAAATCCCCTTTTTGTCATGCAATAATCAATGCATGAGTAAAAAACTTCGTAGCTTTGCCCTCCCAATCGCTCTATCACTTGTCGCTCCCGGCATCGGAACTGCTTTAGGCTCTACCTTGAGCGCAGCCGCATTGGGAGCTATTGGAGCAGGTGTCGGCTCTGGCGTAAATACCAAGCTTTCAGGCGGTAGCATTGGCGATTCCTTAAAATCAGCAGCAATTGGCGGTGCTGGCAGTTATGTCGGCGGGCAGCTTGGTGGGAAATTCCTTGGAAGTGCTGGTAATGTAGCTGATGCTCTTGAAGGCGGACTTGGTGCTGATTTAGGGTCAGCCGTAGCTCAAGGAATAGGCGGTACAGCAGCAAATGCTTCTTTAGGTGGAATTGCTGGCAGTTTTGCTGGCTCTAATCTTGCATCCTCGCTAGTCCCCCAAAGCGCTAAAAATGCTTCAGGCGAGGGTGCAAGCCCCGTATATCGACCGGCCCGTGAAGTTGAAAAATCAGCCCCCAGCGGTCTTCAGGGATTAGGTTCACTTACGAATCAGCAGCTATCTACGAATGTAGCAACTGGCGGTGTTTACGGTGGTGGCGCTGGACCCGACGAGCAAGACTTCTTCCTGAATCAGATCAATCGACGCCTTGTTGATGACGCTGGGGCTGTTGATCAAAATTTAGATGAAATCAATCCGATTGAAAATAGCTATCTCTCCCAGCTTGGTTTAGGCGGGTACGGAGATGCAAGCAGCCTTTTGGAGGCGATTAGTAAAAAGCGTAAACCTGCATAGGAGCAATATGAGTAAATACGAGCCAATTTTCGCAAGAGTTTTAATTGAGCGTGAAGTAAAAAAAGCAAGCGGTATCATTATTCCAGATAGCATTTCAAAACGAAATGCCCCGGCGCAAGGTGTGATTATTGCGTTAGGAGAAACGGCTTCCGATATTTTAAAGGTTGGTCAAAAAGTCCTGTTTGGTAGACATGCGGGTGCTTGGCTTGATCAAGCCAAAGAAGGTGAAGATGGTACACTATTCATGTGCCAAGACGAAGATATTTTAGCGATTATTAAGGAGTGATTATGAGCGATACAGCAGAAGCAGTACAATCAGACAGCCAGCAGGTTTCAGACGCACCTGCTACTGAAACAACGAAAACCGAATCCTCGCCAGCAGCACAAAAAGATAGTGGTTATGTCCCACCCGTTGATTTAAGTGGACTACCGGATGATATTCGCGCACCCATCGAAGGCCGCCTAGCTCATATGTCTCGTTTAATGAAGAAAAACGAGAATAAATATAGCTCACAAATCAGCGAATGGCGTGATGTCGCTGCGCAGCAGGCCAAGGTTATTGAAGAATTACAAACTGGCGTTGGCGCTGTTGTTGATCATCTTCATGATAAAAGCTTCAATGATGCCGAAGATAAAATCACTCAGCGAATGGAAGCGGCTCATGAGGCCGGAGATACAAAAGGATTTTTAGCCGCTCAAAAAGATTTGCTAAGACTTGAAGCAAAAAAACTTCAAATTGAAGATAGAAAAAAATCCACACCTGCAAAAACTGAGAAACAAACTGTTGCTCGTAGTGCCGGTGAAATGGCTAACGAAGCCGTCACTGACGGAGAAATCAGTAGCGAAGATGGCTACGCTGTTCGTGTATGGCAGGATGAAAAAGATCAAAATGGAAATTTGGTAAGGCCGTGGGCGCATAGTAAAACGCCGGATAAGCCGACGAATGATCCGTATTATCGCCGCGCATTGATTGAATCTGCGGCTGTATTTGACGATGCAAGCCCATGGGCAGATAAATCTGTAGCTGAGAAATTGGCTGAGGTAGATCGTCGTATGGGGGTATCAAAACCGAATGCTGGACAATCCGTAATGGGGGGTAGCTTGACAAACATTAGGCAAAATAAGAAAATAACATTAACTCCTGATCAAGAGCGTTTAGCGATTAGGACAAAGTTCGGCGGTTCCAAAGCAAAGTCCGATGCGGATCATTTAGCCGCATACCGGGCGCAAGTAGAGAAAGTTAACTCTAACAAAGGAACACGCAAATGAACGACATGATTGAGCAATCCCAAAAAGCAAAACCGGCAATTAAGAAGGGCAAGCCCTCTTGGAAGCCAGCAAGCGTAACCGATGTTATCGACAAAGAACCCGGTTATCGTTATCGCTGGTCAAATAAATTGGCGGACAACCTTGCTAAGAAAGACGCTGAAGGCTGGGAAACGGTAAGTGGGCTATTCTCGGATAAAGCAAGTGGTGTTGACGATGGAAAGATTACATCGGGCAAAAAATTAACAAGCGTTTACGAAAAGCATGATGTGATATTGCAGCGTATTCCTGAAGATGTCGCTCTTGAACGTGATGCCTACATAAACGATAGAACCAAGCAAAGGACTTTAGGATTGACTTCTCACTTCAAAAAAGAAGCTTCTGGTATTAAAGCCCCCACGCATGGCGAAATTACGATTAGTTCACTACGAGATTCAAACGTTATTAAATAGTTGGAGGAATAAACAATGGCATCGAGAAACGGGTTTACCCCGGTACGCACTCCCGATACCCGCTATGTGGATAACTTTCCCGTTTCCGCAGGCACACGCAATCTTTGCAAGGGTGATGCGGTTCGATATGTAGCTGGTAACATTACGGCTCTTGAGGCTGGTATGGACCCCGGCGCTGTGTTTGGCGTGGTTCTTGCGGTCTATACGACTGCAAATCGCCCCCTTACCTTCAACAACAATAAGTTTATCGCTTCCGGCGGCGTTGGTCGCGCTGACGTATGCTGGGACCCGAACATGACTTATTATGTCAAATGCGAAACGAGCATTGGCCCCCGTGATATGCCGGTTAACGTAATGGTTGACCTGTCGGCAGTAAATCCGACTCTTGGTATTTCCGGTATGGCCGTTATTGCTCAGTCTTCGGCTTCCGTAGGCAATCCCTTTAAGATTATCCAGATTGGCCCCTTCGATGAACTTGGTGGTAAAGGCTCTGGTGGAGCTACCGGCAACGGCGTTGAAGTTTATATCAATAACCATCTGCTCAAAGCAGGAACCTAGGAGACTAAAACATGGTAATTTCAACTGGCGCGTTTTCCGAAGACCTCTGGCCGGGGATTTTAAAATGGTTTGGCGACTCCTATGAAGAGTGGCCGTCGATTTGGGATAAACTTGTAGAAGTTTACCCATCGGACAAAGCCTTTGAGAAATTTCAGGGCGTTACTGGATATGGCCTTGCTGGTGTAAAAGACCAAGGCGGCATGATCCCTTACCGTGATAAGTATCAGGGCTTCCCCCGTGAAATTATCAACGTAACTTACGGTATCGGTTCTACCATCACCTACGAAATGATGCGCTACGACCAGTACAATCTCTTCAAGAAAATCCCGACTGAGCTTGCTAAGTCGGTTCGTCAAACTGAAGAAACGATTGTCGGCAATCTTCTGAACAACTCGTTTACCGGCGCTGCTAATCCGACTCTCACGGCAGACGGTGTTTCGCTTATCAACTCAGCACACTTGCTGGTAGCGAGCACTGGTCAGACAGTACGCAACACTCCGAGTACCGCTGCTGACTTATCTCAGACGGCTCTTGAACAGGCCCGTATCGATGTAAGCAACTTCCTTGATGATCAGGGCTTGCCGGTTGTTGTAACTGCTAAGAAGCTTATTGTACCAACTGCTTCGGTCAACCTTGCTGAGAAAATCCTTGGCACTGAGTACGAGCTTGATACGGCGAACAACACCATCAACCCGATTTCCTCGGCTCGCCAGCCCCTTGAGCTTATTGTAAGCCCATGGTTGACGGATGCGGACGCTTGGTGGTTGAAAACCTCGCAAGAGGACGGCCTTGTGTTTACCGAAGTTGATCCGGTTATGCTTGATCGTGACAACGACTTTGACACTAAAAACCTGAAGTTCTCTGCAATGCGCCTCTTCGGTGTCGGTGCGGTTGAATGGCGTGGTTATTACGGCTCACCGGGCGCATAGGGAGAAATTTCAATGACTGTCTTCGCTGACAATATCCAAAGTGGCTTGCAGGCATTAACCTCTCCGCTTTCCAGCCGCTCGCCGGTAGTTTTGGAGCGTACTTTTCGCTTCAACGGCGGTAGCCAAACGCAGAACTTTGTTCTTCCTGCCAATACGGAAAATATGAGTTCTCGTGTTTATATTTTCTCCAACGGTTCGGCTGCAACTACGGATAAAATTACAGTCAGTGCGGCAGGGATAAACTTCTTTGCTTTCTCATCCATGGGTTCTGCTACTGGCATTCTGTCGGCAACTACTGTTGGTCTTGGAACGGTAACTCCGGTTGTTTCGGCTCTGGTTAATCCCACGGCTGGAACCGAAGTGACCGCTGCCGTCACCCTGCTCAGTGTTGATACGGCTGCTCAGTATCAGGTTGTTGTTAATTACAACATTCGTCGCGCAGGTAGCTTGGGTAACACTTAGAGTTAAGGATACGCAATGAGGCCGAAGATTTTTAGGGTTGTAGGCTCTGCGGGTGGTCCAACTTTTAGTCCTGCATGGGTAGTAGATAGCTACAATACTCCTTGTAACATTGGTATTGGCGTTGTTGTCAGCGGTTTAAATACCGTTGCTGATGTTCAACATACATTTGGCGATTGGTCATCTATCAACCTCACAGCAAACGTTTCCGGTGCTGCATGGATTAATAACGCAACCCTCGTATCGGCTACGCAGGCG